CGGTGGCGTTATACATGTTTCTGATGGAACATCTGTATACATTAATGATCCATCTAACTTCAATCAAACAGCTTCGTATAGGTCCTCAGGGATTCTTTTGAGGGATTCTCGTGTTCCTAGCAATGTATCAGGTTCTTTCCTGTCTTATAATGATTTGTTGATTTATCCTGCTACTCCAATTCCAGCAGCTTCCGGGTGGTCAGCATATGCAACTTCCGGAGCTAATCAGCCAATGGCAGTTAGATATGGAAGAAGTGTTAGATTAACTGGTGCGTTCAAGAATAATACAACTTTGCCGAATACTAACGAATCTTACAAGATAGGTACTCTCCCTATAGGTTTACGACCTTCAACTCAAGAAAAGTGGTTGGCAAAAGGCGCGGGAACAACAATATTCCAAATAACCGTCGATTCAAATGGGGATATACTTGTCAATTATCGTCTTGGTTGGACAGGCAGTACATTTGGTTATCTTACAAACAATTCTGGAGACATTTTCAATATAGCGGGTGGTTTTGCTGCAGCTGATATATAGGAGGAATCGTGATGTTAGAAGAATTTAAAAAACAATATATTGAGAAATGTATTCATGGAGACGGCTTTGACAACGAATTAAATAGCTTGTTTGAACAGGTCTTAATCGGGGTTTTTAAGGATGATAGCGAAAAAATGAGCGCATTTATCCAATCAATCAATGATGAGATATTACCTGAAGAATTATCTGAGGTTGAACTATTGAAACAAGAGAACACAAAGTTACAGGCAGCAATCAAATCCATGCAAGATGAATCTGAAATGGTTCAAAATGCCTTCATGGAAATATCAGATTATGTTTTTTCAAAGTAAAGGAGGAGTGACAAATGGAATTTTCAGCGTTGAAAATGTTGTATGCCACACACGTGATTGAAGGAAAACGCACGATCGAGAGCGTACCGGAGATTTTGCGTGAAGATGTTGCGAAAATTGTTGATGAAGCAAAAAAGCCAGAAGGAACCAAAGGATAGGATATGTAGCAGCAGGAGCAATCGGCTTATTGGTCGGTTGCTTTTATTTTAGGAAAGTAGGTGGCATATGTTAAACGTAGGAGAGTTAGCAACTTGGGCGGGTTGGATCATGACGATTGTTGGAATGCTGGCATTTGTAATCAAACCGGTAATGTCTAATTTCACAAAAATTGCAGATAATCTGACTAAGCTTGCGCATAATCTTGATCTATTAACCAGAGATTTAGAAGCGAGCAAATCCGACCGTGTTGCAATTCATGATGAACTAAAGCGACATGATGAGCGCTTGGATAAACACAACGATCGATTGATTGAACATGGTGAACAATTAAAATCTTTATGGAAAGAAAGAGGGAAGTAATATGAAATTGACGAACAAGCAATATGATTTAGCAAAAAAAGTTTTAACCGTTGGAGTGCCAGGTATCACGGCGTTCATCGTAACTCTAGGTGGTTTATATGGATTCTCAACAGAAATCATTGTTGGAACGATCACGGCTGCAGCAACTTTAGCAGGTGTATTCTTGAATATTGCTAGTAGTCAATACCAAGATGATCAGAAACCCGATTACGGTAACGGACAAGAGTTTACAGACAAGAAGGAGTAGCCAATCGGCTGCTCTTTTTAATTTGAAAGGATGGTAAATATGAGTTTTATCAAATACGAGTATATCCGAATCAACAAATTTTCTCGTCCAGGAATTAAAAATTCTGGAATCAAAGGCTTGATCATGCATTATACTGCGAACAACGGAGGAACTGCACGAAACCATAAAAGCTACTTTAACAACCTGAATGGTGTTTATGCTTCTGCTCATTTGTTTGTGGATGATGAGGAGGCTATTTGTGTCATTCCGCTGAATGAAGTAGCTTACCATGCAAATGACATTCAAAAATATGTCAATGGGCAACCATATTATCCATTAAGAAGTATTATTGGTAATGCCAATTATTCAACCATCGGTATAGAAATGTGTTTGGATAGAAACGGGAAGATCACTGAAAAGACATTCCAAAATACGGTAAAAGCAGTAAAAGAGTTGATCGCTAAGTATCCGAATATTACACGAGATAAGATTTGGCGTCATTATGATGTTACTGGCAAGAATTGTCCAGCACCTTGGGTAGCAAAACCAAGTGAGTTAGAACGATTCAAAGATGCAGTGTTTGGAGAATCAAACAGTTCTAAACCAGCAGGAAAACCAAGCAAGCCTTCGGTTAAGCCAAATTACACTAGAATTCCAGAAGATGGGATGTTTGGCCCAGGAACAGCTAATCGGGCGATGGAATACGAAGGAATGACACCAGATGACGAGATCAGCCATCAATATCGGCAAGCGTGTAACAAGAATCTGTATGCGGCGAAGTTTGATAAAACATTGATTGGATCGAATCTTATTCGTACATGGCAAAAACGATTGAAAGCCAAAGGATTCTACAAAGGGGCAATCGATGGACTGTGCGGAACAGAGATGATTAAAGCAATGCAACGTGCGTTGAAGACCACAGTTGACGGTATTATCAGCCCTAAGTCCGATATGGTTAGGGCATTGCAAAGAGCATTGAACAACAATAAGTTGCCGTGGTAAAAAATAGCCCGCTTCGACGGGCTTGTACATAGAGCATTCTCTTTCCTTGCTTTAAAGATGCTTCTAATGTAGAATTTTTGTGGCGACATTAAATCGTCAATGAAGAGTATTAGGCGGTGGAAGCTTGGGGAAGTGTGCCTAATACTCTTCTTCCTTATTTTAGCATTATTTTTATTTAATAGATATTATTGATTAGAAAATCGTCTGAAATATTTTATTTGAATTAAATTAAGATAAATTATAGAATAGTGACAGCCTTTTCAAAGGCTATCTTTTTTTCATTTCTGCGCCCACTCTACCCGAGAGTGGGTTGTATTTGTACCTTTAGCTCAGTTGGTTAGAGTAGACGGCTCATAACCGTCTGGTCGTAGGTTCGAGTCCTACAAGGTACATTGTTTTTATGATCATTAAGTTGTGATATAAAATCGCATCATTTAATTGTGCCACTCCTCCCCGGGAGTGGTTGTTTTTTGTTTGTGAAATATCAAAATGATTATAATTATTAATAAATCAACATTTAGCTAACAAAATTAGCTTATTCAATTGACGTTTGTGAATTCAAAATGTATAGTTAGCTAAAGGAGACAAAGCGTAAAGTGTTTTTACGCTGATTTTGCTGTACACTAGATTATCAAAGGAGTGGGAAAAATGTCTAAAGCAAACAATAGTGTTGTTTTCGACAATATTTATAGTTTGGCCAAACTGATTAAGACAAAAACGAAGCGTGAAATGACTCCGTTAAGGCTTCAAAAAACTTTATATTTTGTTTATGCTTTTTATGGAGCTACATTAGGTTTGTTGAGCGAAGATAACGAAGAAGACAATGTTTTTGAAGGGAGCTCGAATTATCCCAAGTACCTTTTTAATGAACGGTTCGAAGCATGGCAATATGGACCAGTTTTGAGAGAAATTTACATGGCTAATAAACATGATACTGAGTTAATATCAAAAGCGGATGAATGGATACCTAGAGACGATAAAGATAAAGCTATATTAGATTTGATTGACCAAGTGGTTAAACAAACTGATGAAATGGGAGATTTCACTCTAGTTGAACGTAGTCACGAAGATTCAGAATGGAAAAACGCATTTAAAGAAGGTCAACGTGAAATGGATCCTGAAAAAATCATTGAGGAATATAAGCTTGAACTCATTTAGATTTGATTTGTCTAGAAAGCTGGATTCTAAGTTAGAAGATAATAAAATCAAAGAGATTTTAGATCCAGAGCAAAAAATTGATATTAAGAATAAAATGAGAAATGGCGGAGAGATATTCTTAACAGCTCCTGATAGAGACAGAGTCATTACTATTTCAGATAACTTTCTTACTTCAGTTAAAATTCCCAAAGTTAAATTTACTAATCTTGTAAATTTAAAAAATGTACCTAAAAGTACTATAAAAACTTTAGAAAAAATAATCGATGATATTTCTTATATATGTCAAAATAATTCTGCGGTTAGTTTTAGTCAGACTAATACAGGTACTTTAAGAACGGTACTCAAGGCTTATGGTTTAGATGAGCCTTTGGATGAAACAAATGAGACTATCTTCAAAGTTGAGGGGATTTCATTTTATGAACAAGGACAAAAAGAAAATCCTTTTCGTATATATATGAAAATTGATGGTTTCAACGAAAAACGTACTAATTATAAGTTGTTGTTTTGTGATATTTATCATCTTTGTTTAATCTCAGGTCACAAAGGTCTTAATGCTGATCAAGTAAGAAATCGAACATATTCAATGTACTGCTACACTTGTAAAAACCATTTGAGAGAACTCTTAGAAATTTAAAAGACCCTAGCGAAAGCTAAGGTCTTTTTTTTTACATAATAATTTTTATTTTTAAACAAAAAAGCACAGCATATTTACACACACTGCGCAAGTGAAACTATGTTTCTACATCGTAATCATTA